TCGAACGCTGGCTTACTAAGTTTGGCTCAGAGGATAGACCTAACTACGCTGCTGGTAAAAGGTTTGGTAAGTTAGAACCTGAGATCAATGCCAACATCAGGGCTAACTGTGCTGAGTGGGCAGTAGCCCGCCACTATAACCTGTCTTGGAATATGCCTTGGTATCCTAATGAATTACACAAGGCGAGAAAGAACATCTCAGATGTAGGTGATATTGAGGTACGCACAGTACGCACTCAGGCCGCTATCCCCTTCTGGAAAAAGGATGCTGGTCGCACTATCGTAGGTGCAAAGGTATTAGATGAGGAGTATTACTCACTCGTTGAAATCTATGGCAAGTTTAACGCTGATACTTTTATGGTAGATGATTACGCTGACGCCTCTATCGAGGGCTGGCGTGTGCCTGTGGAGTTATTAGAGGTATGATAAATACTATTTTCAATGAGAATTGTTTGGATACTATGGCTCGTATGCCAGAGGGTTACATAGACTTAACTGTAACCTCTCCTCCTTACGATAACTTAAGAGAATACAATGGCTACTCTTTTGACTTTGAACCCATAGCAAAAGAACTATATAGAGTTACCAAGCCTGACGGCATACTGGTATGGGTAGTAGGTGATGCCACTATCTCTGGCTCTGAGTCTGGCACAAGTTTCAGACAAGCCCTATACTTCAAGGAGATAGGCTTTAAGTTGCACGACACTATGATTTATGAGAAGAACTCTCCAGCCTACCCTGCTCGCAGAGATGGCAATAGATACACCCAGATATTTGAGTATATGTTTGTCTTTGCAAAGGGTAAGGTGGCTAACAATAGACTTATCTGTGACAAGCCAAACAAGTGGGCAGGATACAAGGACTTCTCAGGTAAGTTAAAGAACCCAGTTCCAGAGTTCTCACCTCGTAATAACATTTGGAAATACACCACCTCTTTCAATGGGGTCAGTCACCCTGCCCCTTTCCCTGAAGGTTTAGCCCACGACCATATACTTTCTTGGAGTAATGAAGGTTACCTTGTGTATGACCCATTTATGGGGTCAGGAACTACTGCTTATGTTGCTAAGAAACTTAATAGAAACTATATCGGTAGTGAAATCAGCAAGGAATACTGTCAGATAATAGATAAGAGATTAGATGCGCTATCAGTATAGTTGCCCCACCTGTCTTATTGATTATGAGGTTGAGCGTTCAATCCACGCAGAGGCAAGTGCGCCCTCCTGCTCTACCTGCCATACGATTATGAATAGAAAGTATGAAACCCCCGCCATATCTTTCAAAGGCGGAGGCTTCTACTCTACTGATCATAGGAAAGGATAAGGAACCTATTCAGTAGTGTCCTTTTCGAAAGTGGAAATTAAGCGCTCGGCAAGGGGTAGTATATCGCAATTCAATATAGCGCAAACCTCTAAGTATTTGGATTCTAGGATCTCTACTCTGTTCTCCAAGGAGTTGAGCAATTCCAAAAGCGCTGCTTCCTTGTTGGTTGCTGGCGTGGTGGTCAAACCTGCTCTCACGGGTCCATAAATCGTGGAGGCAGAGCCACTCTCTCCCTCTCCAACCAAACGCAGCCCAAGCGTATTGCTTCGCGGTTTTCCTGTTCTCATTTTTCTCCTCCCACGTTGCCTTCTTACTCGTTATCTGGGTTGGTTTGCGTGGGTCTAGGTGAGTTATCTCGTGCGTTCCCACTAGCACCAGTATTAAGGTCATTAGCGGTAGTGCCAGTAATATCCAGCCACGCCCTTCCATTAGCCTCATCTGCCAGCCTCTCCTTCTCTAATAACTCTTTGTATTGGTCGGGGTTTTGCTGTGCTAATTTTGTGAGCGCTCGCGACCTCGCCCTCTGATAGTTGCGTAGCCATACGGCTCGCCTCTGTCCATACTCTTTGCGCTTATCTATCTCGCTCATTGAGTTTATCCTCCCACACAATTAGTAGATAGGCAATTATTGTGACGGCGATTACACCTAGCAGTATCATCTGCCTTCCTCCCTTGCCTCGCAGGAGGCACAAAGATCCTCTGCCAATAGAGCAGACTGCTTGCAACCTAGACAATATCCGCTTCTCATACTCTCGCTCTCTCGCTTGTTATGGTAGCCAACAACACGGCAGTAATATCTATCTTATCGGTGACTAGGACAGGTTCCTCGATGTCCTCCTCGTTCCATACGGACACGAATATAGAGTTATCTAGCCCTCGTCTAAACCATTCCACCGCATCGCTAGCACTCGCACCTCCCCAAGCGATGTCTCCCTTATGGCTCATCACCTCATAAAAGTTAGTTAGTTTCATTATCCTTCTCCTCCTTGTAGTTGATTAAGTTCAGTTCATTTAACGCATTTACCATACGCAATAGGTTTTTACCTGCTTCCCCGCTATTGCCCTCTACCATCTGCTTGATAGCAAGGTCACGACAGAGGTCTGCCTTTGCCTGATAGTATTCTTTATTCATAGTTCTTGCTCCTCCTCATTAGTAGTTAATCCGCATAAATCACAAGTAATTCCACTAGGTAAATCTTGCTCGAATATTGGGCTTCCGAATACGCCTGTCCAGCAGGTCGGGCAGATAATCTCGTCCTCCCATATGTACCCAATGGGGCTAAGCATTAGCCTCATCCTCCTCAATCATCCGCATAAGGTCATCGACTTCAGGGGAGTAGGGCATCCTGCTCGCCTTCTCGCTCTCCTCCCCGCAAGGGGTTTCGGCGTGTTTAGTAAGGGTGCGCTCGGAGAATTGCCACCCGCACGATCCGCAACGTGGCATTAGTCCACCGCCTCGCTTGTCTCTTGCCCGCAAGCAGAACAAGACCAAAAGCCTCGCTCACTTGCGCTTGTATATTCAATACGATACCCGCATTTCATACATCTAGGCATTGTCCTCCTCCTTATTGTAGGCTTTATTGTAGGTAGCCTCATCTAACTCACTAGCGAGGTCATACTTGCTTTCGTATTCATTACGCAAACTCTCAGGCAATTTTTCAAAGCCTTCTATTTCGTAGCCGTGCTCTCTTGCCCAAGATAGTTGGATGAGATAACTCTTGCCTTGATAGGTAATCGCTATCTCTCTTTCCCACTCGGTATCGTTATGATTTAGCAGATTTATTTTCATTACTCGCCCTCTCTCTCGTTGGCTTGTGACAGGATAACCTCTAAGTCCTGCCCTATTAGGTCGTTGTTGTCGTTGTAGTTGCCCTCTCCTAAGTAGGGGAACTCCCACTCCTGCCCGTTCCATACTGTGCCGTCAGGGAAGCGAGTCTCCTCTGTCTCAGGGTCTAACTCCCAGCCGTTTTCTTTACTCCACTTGACTATAAAATAGTGCTCTTTCATTTGTTGTTCTCCTTATCCTTTAGTTCGATCTTTGACAATATCCATAACACGCCAACAATTATTGCTAGGTAGGCAAGGCTAGAGATAGCCCCATCCTGCCACTTAGTAGAGATATCAAGCATTGACAGCCTCGCTTTCTTTCTTGCTCGCCAATACCTCACGGGCGATTAAATCGAAGGGAAGCGAGCCCTGCCCCTGCAACATTTGGGCAATAAATAGGGAAGCGATAGGGCTAATGTGTTCTGCCACTAACTCTGTCACCTGCTCAGCCAATACCTCCCACTCATCGCGGAGGCTATCGGATAGCCCTACCACGTTGCTATTCTCCGCCTCACTCATTAGGGCGGTGTAGGTGTCGTAATCGTTCATAGCAACCAATAGCCAGTTATTAGCGAATTGCTCGGCTACCGCGTTGCGGTTATCTCTGTCGTTCATTGTCTTATCCTTTTCTCTTGTTAGCCCCTAGTGGGCTACCTCCCCGCAAGGATACTCTAACCCTTGCAGGAAAGTAAAGCACTAGTCTTCGATTTCCTCGTCATCTTCAAAGAACAAGGAAAAATCTGTAATCTGAAACTCATTACCACAGTTAGGGCAGGGGAAGTAGGCGATATCCCTTTCATCTACACGACCCTGAAACTCTGCTTCGTGGTCACACTCGAAGCAACCTGTGTAAACTTTTACGGCTTCGCTGGTCATCTGCTTATCCTTATCCGATAGCACTTTGCTATCTATGAGAGTAGGTTATGCGAGGCTATTCTATCTGTCAAGGCGTATTAGTGGTCATAACTGGTCAAACCTTTTGGGGTCTAATAGTGGAATAAAGCAACACTTTTGTTGCGTAAATAAGATCCTAAAGTAATGGTTGAGAGTTGAGAATTATCTGAGAGCGCGGGCGAAAGAGGCGCGGTCGCGTGTCAATGGGTGGCGCGGTCTGTCGGTGGTGGAGTTTATTAACTGGTGGAAAGAAAATATAAATAATCGTAGGCGATGCGATGCGAGCCGAGGCTTGAGCCAACCCTTCCCTCTATCCTGTATCCAGTCTATCGCTACGGGGGCAGGGGGGTATAGGCCACCGAACAAAACACGACCCCCCAGTGTTAAAACTGGTGGGTCTGTAGTGTATGTACCCACTCCAAATATCTCCACTAAAGTGAACCTATTTGTCCTATTTCATCACATATTAATACCCCATATATGTGATTTACACCACAAAGGCAGAAAATGGGCTATTTTTTCTGCCTTATATATAGTAGGGGAGTGAAACGGACCAGCCGTAGTTTCACTCCCATTACGGGGCGCTTCGCTGGCGACTACGCGCCCCTAGTATGGTTACCAACTTACCCCTCGCACCGCGTTTAGCGCGGCTCGGGCGCTCAAGCACCGAGCAGCGATGCGGAGCGAGGCTCCTCTTTTAGTGGGGTGGGGTCTATCATTTAGCCCACTACACAATTCGGACACTAGGAATTATGACTATCAACCCCAATAAGACCAAGGAATCAGAAAGAGCAAAGAAGGTTATCCTTCAATGTATCGCTGATGGTATGACTGTGGAACAGTCCTGTAGGGTTGCTGGTAAGTCCATCAAATCTTGGGAGTACTACCGCCGTACTGATCCAGTCTTTAAGCAGTTAGCAGACCGCACCCGCCTTGGCGGGTTGGAAAAGAACTTTGCTGAGGAAACTGCTAAGAATCTAGAC